AACGCCGTTTCTCCTATTGTGGAGGCGGGCCGGGTGTTTGTACCTGAAGGTGTGCCGTGGGTAGATGCCTTCTTTGCCCAGATAGCAGCGTTCCCAAACGCGGCACATGATGACATGGTTGATTGCCTGGTTGGCATGATACAAAGCGAACAAACTACGGGCGTTCGGGTGCATAGCACGGCCCGTTAATTTTGTCCAATCCGTACCGCCACAACCCATAACACCCCCGCCGAAACAAGCTAAATTTGTGTGCAAACAAACACAAAGACCATGGCTTGTACCACATTACTCCCGGCTCTTGTAAGCAACGACGCTTGCATGACCACCAAAACCGGGCAGATATTCAAGTTCTACCATACAAGAGCAACGTCAGCCGATGTACTTACAGACGTTACCGATGACACAGAATGGGCAACCCGCCTGAGCCAGTCCGCAGCTATTCCAGGCAGCGGCGCCGCTCCAATACGTCAATGGTCTGTAATTGGATCAAAGGCAGAGGGCGAAGTTTCAGAAGTGGAACTTCCTTTAAATGGCGTTTTCTCTACCAAAGGGAATACTGTTATTCAGCTTCGTTGTTACGACCTGACTACTGAAAACCTCGCAGCCGTTAAAACCTTCAACGATGCCGGAAGTAGCAAACAAAAGGCTTGGTTTGCCTTTGACGATGTTATGGCGGGCGGCGATAGCGGAATAAATGGGTATTTGCGCATGGATGTGGTTATCCCTGAAAGCAGCCAGGAACTTTCCCACATCGCAATTACATTCACGTTTAAAGGCTCAATAGGTGGGTTTGATACATCCCCACTCCCTGCCTTTGCTTCATACTAATACAAAGCGATAAACAAGCCAAAAAGCCCGGCCCTACCATTCGGGCTCGGGCTTTTTTGATATATGCAGCAAGCCACCATCAATGCACGGTTAATTCAGGTTGCAGCCGGAAAGCGGACGCATACCCACTACACGCGTACTGTGGAGCTTGCACGTATGTACAGCGCACTAAGTACGGGTGAAGGGATAGAGGAGTACATGAAGCTATACGCCCGCCGGGAAGACAAAGCCCTATTTAAGCAGCGTGTTGAAATTACCGAGCAAATAACCCCCTCCATCATTGCCAATCTTTCGGCAATACTGGAAAAGGCATACCGTTCGCACTATCGCCGGGAATTAACATACGGCGCAGGTGAACAGGCAGACGCACGGGCTGCGGAACTTGAAACCATGCTTGCAATGTACGCGGGCAAAATGGGGGCTGATAGGTTTTGCCAGGAGCGGCTAATTGAACTGAATTGCACCGACCCAAATACCTGGATTATCCAGGAATGGAAAGACTTTGACAACTTACGCGACTATGCAAGCCCGTACCCTTTCGAGGTTAAATCTGACATGGCGCTGGATTTCGCCTACGAGCGCGGGGAGCTTCAATATCTGACGGCGTTAACCTACGCGGCAAACCCGAAAGACGAACGCACACCACTAAAGGTTTTAACCTGCTATCAAAAAGACTTTGCCTCAGTCCTTCGCCAAACGCCAAACACGACAGCAAGGAAGGATGCCAGCGAGTTAATACCGGGCGAAGAAATAGCCATTGACGGGCATTTGTGGACTTATACGGAATACCGGCACAACCTTGGGTTTGTTCCGGCACACAGGGCTGGATACAAGCGCGACAAACGCACGAACGGAGAAAGCTATGTTTGGCCATTTGAAGCGGCCGACCCATACCTTAAGAAAACCCTAAAAACCGTTTCTGAGCTTGACTTGACGGCCGCAAACGTGGCCATGCCGCTAACGATCCGTTATGGTGACATTTGCCAGGCTCCAGGGTGTAACGATGGATACACAGACGGCGGCGGCACCTGCAAAAGTTGCCACGGTACAGGGCGCAAATCTTCGCCTACCTCTGTTATGGAGGAAATAGTAGTAACCCCGATGCCAGACAGCCCTGATAGGATGCTGGATTTATCCAGGCTTTACACCCACGTACACCCGGATGTATCAATCCTGGACTGGCAAAAGGCATATGTGCAAGACTTGGAAAAGAAGTGTAAAAGCGCGGTACTGAATAGCGAGTTATTTAGCAAGGACGAAGTGGCACAGACGGCAACGGGAAAGAGTATTGATCAGCAGAACGCTAACGACTTTGTTTATAAGTACTTCAGGTTTTACGCGGAGTTTTGGCGGTTTACGGTTGAAACGTTCGCAGAGATTACAGGCAAGCGAAACGGCCTAACAGCTCAAATATTTGTCAGCCGTGACCTTAAGCTGAAGACGGTTGGCGAATTGATGGAAGATTTGAAGTCCGCAAACGATAGCGGAGCAGGCCCGGCCACCCGGCAGAATATCGAATGGGATATAAACCGGGCGATGATGGTGGATAGCCAAGAAGAGTTCAAGCAGTGGGAGATCCGGGAGCGATTCAATCCTTTTTCTGGATACACTGAAGAGCAAAAGATGGCATGGGCGCAAAGCGACCTAATACCACGGGCACAACGTGTTTTGTATGCAAACCTGGGCTACATATTTGACAGTCTGGAATTTGAAAACCAGGGCTTTTACCGTTTGCCATACGAACAACAAAGGCAGTTAGTAGCGGCAAAGGTTGCGGAAATAATGGAACAAACCGGCCCGGCGGCTCCGGCCTTAGCTCTGTAAGATGGAAGAGCTACTGAAAAGCATACGTGACTGGATAGAAGGGTTTGACAGGGATTTTGAGAGCCTGAAAATCAAACTTGAAAAGGATTTACGGAAAGTAGAGGCAAGCGTTTTGAGACGGATTATAGCGGACATTTTGCCGCTTTTGAAAGTAGAAGAGGGCGTTATTAAAAACACGGTTTCAAACATGGCAAAGGCCAACGTATTAGATCGGGTTTTTATTGAAATACAGGCAGACGAACTAAAGCCCATCATTCAGGCATTTTCAGAGGCGCTACTATCAATAAGCGGGCGAAATGCTGAATACTACCTGATGACTGGATTTGACACGGCAAAGGTGAACGCTATTGCAAAGGACACGGCACTGCTTAGAAGTGTAGTTGGATTAGATGAAAAGGGGGAACTGATAAAAGGTGGCTACCTGGACAGCCTGTTTAAGAGTGAAGCGGCAAAGCAGGAGGTTAAACAATACCTGTTGACCGGGATAGCCACAAAGCAGGGGGTTAACCAGTTCCAAAGAGGACTAAAGAACCTGATTGAAGGCACAAAGGAAGTAGAGGGGGCAATGGTAGGATATTGGAGGCGGTATGCCTTCGATCAATATGCACAGGTGAGGGAGGTTAATAACCTGCATTTTGCACAGGAGTTAAACCTCAAATATTTTGTGTATCAGGGTGGAATTATCCCAACAAGCCGGGATTTCTGCAAAAAGAAAAACGGACGGGTGTTTTCGGATCAGGAAGCCTTAAAAGATTGGCCTAAAGACCCGGATTTGATAGATAAAAAAACGGCCGCATCTTATAGGCCACTATTGGAAAGAGGCCGGTACAACTGTCGACACTTTTTGATGTGGATCTCTGAAGATCGGGCAATGGAACTTAAACAACGGAACAATGGCGAATAGCAATTTAATAACTATTGGCGAAACTGCACACCGTCTTGACATTGCGCAAGATGTGGCGGGGGATTTCCGGTGGGCCATAGAGTTCCTGCAGGAAGGTACAGACACGCCTTTGGATGTGTCAGACGACGACTTTTTGATGGAGGTGTACGATACGGACGGCACCACGGTAATAATGACGGGAACGCAGTCTTTTCTTTCAGATAGCATTGTTCAATTTGATATACCGTCAGGCGACTACGAAGGAACGACGGGATGCCGTTATGATTACAAGGTTTTGCAGACCACAGCAAGCGGATTTAAAAAGGTATTGTTCAGAGGTAAATTCACGCTAACGAAATGAACACGACAGTCCGCATAGTAAGCAATAAGACCACCCTACGTTTCCCGGCTTCATTGCCAGGCGAAAAGGGGGAGGCGGCAAACCGTAGCGGCTGCGTAATGGTCAGCCCGTCAACGTCCGGATCTTCAGCCCTGACCACAGGAACGAGCAAGGCGGTTGTCCGTATCCCGTCCGAATTGGGCGGTATGGTGCTAACAGACGCGGGCGCCGGGCTTTCATCCCCATCAACTTCGGGCCCTGTTACCGTTCAAATGCGGCGCGTTCGGGCGGGCGCTTCAGTCAATATGTTGACCACCGAAATAGCAATAGACCAAAATGAGTATGATAGCGTAACAGGCACGGCGGGAATTATTAACCAGTCAAATAGGGCAGTACAAGCGGGCGACCACATTCATTTTGATGTAACCAGCGCGGGTAATTCTGCTTTAGGGCTTGTTATTTCATTCACATTCCAACCAGTTTAAAACATAAAAACAAACACACATGGCTACGTTTAACAAATTCAATGCTTTTGTGGAGCATGTAGCGGAGGGAGTACACAACCTTGGGTCAAATCAGTTAGTAGTGGCGCTGACCAATAGCGCCCCGACTTCATCAAACTCTGTACTTGCTGATGTTACCCAAATCAGCTACACAAACCTATCAACCCGGAATATAACCACATCAACAAGTTCCCAAACTTCGGGGCTTTATAAGTTGGTGTTAAATGACTTGACCCTGACGGCTTCCGGCGGCTCAGTTGGGCCTTTTCAGTACATCGTTATTTATAACGATACGCCAACATCTCCAGCCGATCCCCTTATAGGGTATTACAACTATGGCTCTGCTTTGACCCTTGCAAGCGGTGAAAGCCTTACCATTGATTTCGATGCTGCAAACGGCCTTTTAACCTTGCAATAATTCATTGAAATGGCGGTTTCATTCCTAAACAATAAAATAACATGGCGGATAATGTAGGATATACACCCGGCTCTGGTGAAACAATCGCGACTGACGAAATCGGCGGCGTACAATATCAACGAGTCAAGCCCGTATGGGGTGTTGACGGTGTTGCAAATGATGTAAATGCCACAACACCGTTGCCAGTCGAAGTCATTGGAGAATTAACCCAGGCCATTGAGGCTATGCGAATGGCTATAATTTCGCTTACCAAATCGGTCGGCCTTGCACAGGTTAACCCCTTGACGGGCCGTCTATTAGTTGATCAATCTGCATTGACCCAGCAGGTAAGCGGTGCGGTAAGTGCAAACCAGAACGGCACCTGGAACATAACAAACCTAACACAAGTCGGAAGCGCAAACGCGGCCATTGTGCCGCTTTCATTGGAACGCGGTGCCGCTGATAATTTGCGCCGAAACATAAACGTAACCTAACAATGGCCACTACAAACGGAAATAGAAAAATATTAGACCTGAAGCGATGGGAGCAGGTTAGCCCGGCTCCTTCGGCAACTGGTGCCGGGGCTTTTATAGCCTCATCCAGACACTTTAGGCAGCAACAATTGTATATCAACAGTGCCACAACTGCTTGGTTATACAACCCGAGTGAAGATGGCTGGGTTGCATTGCCTACTGTTTCGCTTGCGGGAGTATTTCAGGGCGGCGCGGCGGGTGTTGCGGGGTCGTGGTCAACGGGCACAACCGTTGCAGCTTCATCGCTTACTGCTACCGGAGGCACTACGTCAACAATCATCACCAACCAAACCCTGGCCCGATCCTTGGCAGGGTATTCGGTACACATACTTTCAGGCCCAAATGCAGGGGTAACGCTTACAATTGTTTCAAATACAATAGGCGCAAATGCCACAATCACGGTAGATGCACAAGCCTCTGCCTTTACTTCATCAACGGTTTACAGACTTTGCACTCCGGTTTGGTATGTAGTTAGCGCAGGTAGCCATGCTTCCGGGTCGTTCAAAAAATACGATTTTGCAACGAACACATGGACGACGTTGGCAATCACTGGACTGCCTGCATCGTTTGGCACAGATGGCAAATTAGTTAACACGCCAAGTTGGTTGAATACCGATTACAAAGCATTTGCCACAGGGACGGCAACAGCGGGGGGAGCATCTACCCTTACCAATACAGCAAAAAACTGGACAACTAATCAGTGGACAAATTCCCAAATCCGCATTGTATCAGGTACGGGCGCGGGTCAGATTCGTACCATTGCGTCTAACACGGGGACGGTAATAACAACAAGTGCCGCATGGACTACACAACCCGACGCTACCTCTGTTTATTCTATTGAAGGGAATGACGATTTTCTGTACTATATGGGCAACAACGCGGTAACAATGTACCGCTACTCAATTTCGGGAAATACTTGGAGTACCCTGTCTCCAACTGCAGCAAGGAGTGCAGCTCCAGGCTTGGGCATGTCCGCACATTGGATTCACAGTGTAACCGATACTAGATGGACAAATGAAAATTCCATCATTAATGGGCAGCGCATTTATTCATTCAGGGGTAATACCACGACAC